AAATAATAAAAGGAAAATTTAAAGTGAGGCTATTTGAAGCAAATAAAAGAAATGCAATTACCATATTTGATGTGGATGATACTCTTGTAGTTACTCGCAGTAAAATTAAAGTTCATAATCCTAAAACAGGTTTTTCTACTGAACTTACTCCACAAGAATTTAATACATTTAGGAAAAGACCAAATGATAAGATGGACTTTTCAGATTTTCAAAGTTTAGATATTCTTAAAGGTGGTAAAATTATTGAATGGGTATTTTCTATTTTAAAAAGAACTATACAAAAAGGCAAGGCTGTTGGTATTATAACAGCAAGAGATGATTCTAAGCTTATTCAGCAATTTTTAGCTCATAATGGAATTAACATAAATCCACAATACATATTTGCTATTAATGATACCTCATTAGGATTTAAAGGATCAACGGCAGAAAGAAAAAAGGAAGCATTTAGAAAATTTATAGAAATGGGATTTAATGACTTCACCTTTTTTGATGATGATGAGGATAACATTAAATTAGCAAAATCATTAAGTAAAGAACCTGGTATAAAAATGAGAGCCAAATTAATTAAGAGCAAATGGATACCAAAATTCAGCGACTTCAGATAAAAATTGAAACCTTTAAAAATATTTTAAATAATATTAAAGATCTTTCTAATTCTTCTACAACTAAAGTAGGTTGTATTGCATTAAGAAAAGATTTTAGTAAAATTGCCAGTTTTGGTTATAACGGATCATATAGTGGGGCTCATAATAATATAGAAACTGGAACTGAAGAAGAAAGTTTGGAACCAGGCGAAAGTGGCTTTATTCATGCTGAGGTAAATATGATTGCTAAATTTAAAGAGCATGATCCGGAAAATTACATAGTTCTTTTAACTCTATCTCCTTGCAAAATGTGTACCAAGATTTTAGTTAATGCAGGATTTAAACATGTATATTGGATTGATGATTATCGTAACTTAGATCATTTACAAATTTTTAAACAATGTAAAATCACTTATGGACCTATATCCTATCTTATAGATGACTACCATCTAATCAAAGACTGAATATATAACAAAAAAGTAGACTCCATTGATTTTAGAAGGAATAACATTTAAACTAGCATTAGACTTCTTTACCTTTTTGAAAAAAAATAAAATAACCTCTACAAGTATTAAGGTTGATTTTTTTAATAGGGTAAAACATGAGTACATTGATTTTGCAGATGTTGCTGCAATGGAAAAGTATTATAACAAAAATTATAAGCCTCTTGATAATTGTAATCTAGGAGATTTGGTTTCTATTTCATTTTTCTTAGCCGCGAGTGATCTTTATGATTTTAGTACTGAATTTAAAGCAATAGATGTTACTAATAATTTAAAACTTGAAACAGGCTCTGCATATGATAGGCAACGAAACTCCGGTAGACAGGTATTTATAGACAGACAAATTCAATTAATAAAGAATGCAGTTACTGATTATGTAAAGTATTATTCAGAGCTAAAATATATTTATGTAACTGGAATTTATTCACCATGTTATGCAGTACCAGGTTGGTCAGAAAACACTTGGTATCTTAAATCATTTAGAGAGGCATTTACTTCTGTAAGAGATACTTCGGAGTTTCCATATAATGATGTTAAGATTGAGGAATATCCCCCAAACTAAATATATAAAGAAGAAGAATAAATAAAAAAATATTTAAATCAATGGCAACGTCATTTAACCTACAAGAATATATTCTTTTTAGAACAGAGATAAAAAGAGAGCTAACTAATGCTGAGGTAGATACTAATTTTAAAATGGTGGCTAACCCTTGGGAGAATGATAGGACATATGAAATAGGAAACATTGTATACCACCCAGTTATTGTAGATGATCCTGCGACTACAGGTGAAGATCAAGTATTAGCATGGTGGAGAGCAAATGTTAGAACTACCCAAGGTGTATTTAATACTGCACAGTGGGATATGATTGGAGGTATAGGTTCAGGTAACATTAATATACAAGGAGCTAATGGCTTTGGTAAAATCAATGTTAATTCTACATCCGCATCTGGGGCACTACAATCTGGTAATGATGCATTAATACAATCAACTACTCCTAATGATACTTTTAATTTTATTGCCGGGCAAGGGATGCAGCTGCAATATAATCTATCTTCTAAAACAATAAAAGTAATAAACACACTAGCATCAAATCCAGGTGAGGTAAATGTTGGTGAAAATATTGGGTTAGGAGCTGGTCATCAGGATGTTTATTCTGGTAAGGTTGGTGTTAATTTACAATTTTACGGATTTCAGTCAACGAATACTGGAACCGGTGCTGCATTATCTATAAGTACAAATTCTGGACAAAAAAATATTGAGTATAATTTTAATGAAGGTTTAGTTGACTTGGCTCAATTAAATAGTGGAGCACCATTGATTAGTATGTTATCTGATGTATCAACAAATGCACCTAACCCTAATGATATTTTACAATGGAATAATGGTGCAGGTTTATGGACACCGATAGCAATAGGTTCTTTAGGACAAGTTAATCTTTATACTAATGACGGAAGTATTGGTGCTGCTAATCGAACTGTTAGTCTTAATAATAGTGCAGGACAATTACAATTTAATAGAGTAGGTGATACTGGAACAGGTATTCATTTTGATAATGCTGCAACTACTCATCAATTACAATTAAGAAATTCATCTCCTACTGGAAATGCTTCTCAGACATATGCATTAAATAGTGTTATCCAAGCAACATCTGGTATTTACGGAACTGATAAATCTTTTGGTATTAATATAGGAAGTACTGGATTAGGCGGTTTAACAGTAGATGCATTAAGCATATCTCTAAACAATGAACTATATGTACCTAATGTTGCAACTAGTTCTTTACAGACAACAGCTGTTGGTTATAGAATACCTTTAGTGAATGCAGCAGCCTCAAGTACAACTGGAAGATTTGAATCTAGTAGCAGATATACTCTCACATCTTACACAGAGCAAAGTGGTGATTTAAGTGTAAGGGTTAGACTTAGAGGTGAACACCTTTTAACTGGTGTAAGTGAACAAAATACAGTATTAGCAACATCATCAATTATAAATTCTCAACATGATTTTGCTGCCAACACTTCATTAACGGATGGGTACGGTTTACGTATGACTTATAATACACCTACTATACCTGAAGGTGTTAACATATATCAATGGATGGATAGAGGAGCTGAAATTTATTATGCTCAACAATTACAAACAGAAAGTACAACAGGTGGTTTTGCTTCTAAATATATTGGAAATAATATTTCACTTGATAATAAAGTTGGTGGAACTCTAGCACTTAATGTTGGTCAAATAATTGGATTTACAGGTACTGGAACAAATCCTCAGAGAGTAGGATTATATTCTAATGTTATAGATACACAAACTGACGCTACATCGTCTACTATTTTAACAGGCTTGGTTGCTGATAGTGGTACATGGGCTGGTTATTTTGTAGGTTGTGTTAATATTGATAAAGGAGGATTAGTTCTTCCATCTACAACTTTTGCAAACAGACCGCTTTGTAATGATGTGAGTGGTGGAACTATTTCTGATAGAACATTATGGATTAATTCTGCTAACGGACATTTATATAGAGGAACTGTAGATGTTGAAGCAGGTGGTGGAGGAGGCGGTGGTGCTACTTCATTAAATGATCTTACTGATGTAACTATTACTGATGTTCAAAATGATCAACTCTTAGTATATAATACATCAACAGGCCAATGGGAAAATGCTGCTCTTGCTGCATACAATTTAAATGCTATTAGTTTAACCAGTGGAGGTGTAAGTATTGCATTAAGTGACGGTGTTGCAAGTAGTGATGTTGATTTATTACCTGGTACAAATATTACATTCAGTGTAAATGAAGCAACAGATGAAATAACAATTAATGCTGCAAACCCACCAGCTAGTGTTAACATTGGAAATACAGATTTAACTGTAGAAGAACCTAGGACTTTAGATTTTTATGGTAGTGGTACAAATAACCCTCTTACATTTATAAACACTAATGGTGGTACTAAAAATTTATTTAAGTTTGAACAAATTGGTGTAGGCCTTACACCACAATTTACAGTTGGTGGTGGTGCTACTGATTCAGAAGGTCAAATTGTTTTAGCAGGTAATGGTAGCGGTCGAACTGGTATATTGATTTTTAATGATGATGATGGAACTAATTATACTTCTTTTAAAGCACCTACTACTTTAGCTAATAATATTAATTATGTTTGGCCTTTAGCAATAGGTACTCAAAATCAAGTTTTAGAAATAGGATCTGTAGCTGGAAGTACAGCCACGTTAAAATGGACTACTGTTTCTGGTGGAGGTGGAGGAATTGGTGCAACTGGAGCTCAAGGTGCTGCTGGTGCAAGTGGTGCTCAAGGTGCCGCTGGTGGACTTGGTGCAACGGGAGCAACTGGAGCAATCGGTCCAAAAAATGGTTTACCTTGGCAATCAGGAGTAGTTGGTGTAACTACCCCACCTTCTGGTAAATTCTATTATGATGCTGCAACCACAAGTCTGTATATTAATAAAACAGATTCATTAGGATTAGATCAAACTACATTCCTTAATACTTTTGATGATACAGGACAAGCATCAACTGGATTTGGTGCTGTTATACTATCTGCCAATAATAATCAACAAATTGTACATGGTGTAATAACTGCTGTAGCTTTAGTAGGTAATGTATATGACTTTACAATTACTCCATTAACTTATACTGCTAACTGGGGTCAAGGTATAGATTTTGTTTTAGAATTTACTGCTTATGGTACTTCATTCCAAGGAGCCACTGGTGCAACTGGATTTAATGGAGCAACTGGTTTTATTGGAGCAACTGGATTTAATGGGGCCACTGGAGCTACTGGTGCAACAGGACAATCTGGTAGTGCAGGAGCAACAGGAACACAAGGAGCAACAGGAACACAAGGAGAGAAAGGTGAAAATGGTTTTGTTGGATCAACTGGTGCAATAGGTAACCAAGGTGCAATTGGATTACAAGGTGCAACTGGAGAAAAAGGCGAAAATGGTTTTGTTGGATCAACTGGTGCAATAGGTAACCAAGGTGCAATTGGATTACAAGGTGCAACTGGAGAAAAAGGCGAAAATGGTTTTGTTGGTGCAACTGGATCTAATGGAGCTACAGGTGCAATTGGATTACAAGGTGCGACTGGAGAAAAAGGCGAAAATGGTTTTGTTGGATCAACTGGATCTAATGGAGCTACAGGTGCAATTGGATTACAAGGTGCGACTGGAGAAAAAGGCGAAAATGGTTTTGTTGGTGCAACTGGATCTAATGGAGCTACAGGTGCAATTGGATTACAAGGTGCGACTGGAGAAAAAGGCGAAAATGGTTTTGTTGGATCAACGGGATCTAATGGAGCTACAGGTGCAATTGGATTACAAGGTGCAACTGGAGAAAAAGGCGAAAATGGTTTTGTTGGATCAACCGGTGCAATAGGTAATCAAGGAGCAATTGGATTACAAGGTGCAAGCGGAGCTCAAGGAGCTTTAGGTATACAAGGTGCAAGCGGAGTTGGTGGTGCAATAGGTAATCAAGGTGCAACGGGAGTTGGTGGTGCAATAGGTAATCAAGGAGCAAGCGGAGCTGCTGGTCCTCAAGGTGGATCGGGTACTGGATTTATAGGAGCTACTGGTGCTGGTGGAGATTATGGAGGATATGTTACTGCTTATAATAGTGCAAGCGTTTCTACTGCAACACCACAACAAGGTAAAGCAGTTGTAAGTACTGGTAGTTGGATAACTAGCGGTGGTGACATTAGCTTATCTGCGCAAGGTACAGATCCTTCTAGTGGTGGTACTACAATAGATTATGAAGTTTCCAATACAGTCTATTCTTCGTGGAAGACTTCACAGTCTGGTGTTGGTGCAACTGGAAAGGTATATTTCCAAATTCATGAATATGAGGCACCTGAAAATGTTAATTATTATCATACGACATTAACAAATGTTACAGTTACAAATGGTATTAATGGTGGTATAGTATTATCTAAATTTATTTACATAGGTGGAGCTGGTATTACATCTTTTGATAAACCAATTATAGGATGGAGTTTTGCTGGTTCGGCAGGATCTTCTGGATTTACTGGAGCAAGTGGATCACAAGGACCAACTGGGCTTACTGGAGCAACAGGTTCTGGTGGTAGTGGTAGTGGTGAAACATTACTATGGGCAGGAAATAGACAATATAGGGCATTTATTCCTGAATATGGTGCAGGTCTTTATAGCTTCGGTCAAAGCACCGGTGCATCTTTACCATCAAGCCCAGGATTTAGTCAAAACCAAACAGCTATAGTTTTATCTGGTTCAGGTGCTCTAAATACTTATAATATGAATGCAGGTTATAGAGTAAATCAAAACTTTGGAATTGGTGATACAATTACCATTCGTGGAGTATTATGGTTTAATAGAACAGCAGTTGGAACAGTTACCAACTTATCTGCTTTACGAACAACGGCATCTTATATTAATGTAAATGGTACATGGGATCCTGCAAATGCAACACAAACATTAATACCTTTCCCAGGAACAACTAATACAGCATCTCACCAGGTTCAAACAGGAGCAAATGGTAGTACATGTATATTTGCACATGAAATGGTATGTGATGCAGCTTTACAAATGACTGTTGGTGATTTAATTTACTTTGGATGGTCTGTTGAAAATTTAAGTGGTGAAGCAAGTTACTTTAACCAACCATGTTCTATGACTTACCAAGTTTACAAATCTTAACATATCTTAAACAATTATTATATTTAAAGTATAATAATAAATAGACAACAAATGCAAAAAGATAACATTGAGGAAACTCCACAAGAAGAAGTGCAGGAGCTTAAATATTACCAGTGGATTAAGGGAGACCAATCTGGTTCAGTAGTTACTATCAAAGAAGAAGGTCCTGATTGGATAACATTTAATGAAGGTGGTAGATTATCAACAGAATTGAGATCTGAATTTATACAAGAATTAGATGCGGATATAGCTGGTGAATTTATAAACACCCCAAATTCAACTGTTGATCCTTTAAACCAAAGTGCTACACCAGTAGATCCAATTACCAAGAGCGATCCTATTATTCCTGCTTTAGATACTACACCATCACCTATTAGAGTTTTATTTGATAAACAAAAGAAAAATAATAAAGTAAAGCTTCTTTTAGAATTTCCTGTAAACATTCCTACTAAAGGTGTTTATGAATTAATGAGTACATCATTTGATAAAGAAGAAGTTAATGAACAATTACAATCATTTATTTTAGATCAATTATCTGAAGATGAAATATTAGACTGTTTACACAACAGTGTACAATCATTAATCGAGAGCAAGTACAAAGGCGAATAGCACACTTAATAGCTAGTAATATATAATAAAATTAATCATATGAGCGAGACTGCAAATCAAACTATACCTAACCGTCGCCAAAGAAGAGCGGCTATGAAACACCAAGGAATTCTAAAAATGAAAAATAAATTATCATTTAAAGACTGGTTAGAAATCTGTAAACAAACTAGAGAAAAAGGCAAAGAGATACATGAAGCTAATGTTGAAGCTGCTGAAAAATCTATATATGCCAAATTAGAACAAGTTGAAAATAATAAGATAGCATATTGGAAAGAACAAGGTTATACAGATAAAGAAATAGAAAAGTTAAGAGATGCATTAGCTCTTATTACAATTAAAGATAAGTCTACTTGGCATAAAGATAAGAAAGAGGCAAGAAAAGTCTTCAAAGAACTAAGAGAAAACTTATACAAAAGAAAATCGTAAATGATTAAGATAATTTTAGAACCTGCCAGAAATGGTGTAATCAAAAAAGTAATTGATGATAATCATGGTGGAGGGCGAGAACATTTTACCTCAACTGATGTTTATGAATCAAATGAAAATGATAAGAATCAATACAGTTATGTAAAAAGATTCTTTTTTGATTTATGCGATGATCTCGGTTTAGAGGTTGGTAGTAAATTTGATAAAACTGTATTAGATATTAATACAAAATGGGGTACTCACTTTGAACCTACTCCTAAAGATATTGAATTTAAAATAAAGAAACTTAAGAGTGAGCTTAAGGAATTAGAAGAATGGAAGAACATATAGAATTTAATTTCATATACTCTAATGATGCATTACGCGTCAAAACTTTTTTAGGTAATGTTCCTAGAAGTATTGAGTGTATAAATTATATGGATATATTTAACAAACTTACAAAAAATGATTTTTATCAATACGAACCTTCAGATGCAGTAGTATCATCTTATTTAATGAGACAGTTACAAAATGCAATAGGTCGTAATATTTCTACAACAATATTTTATGTTTTAGGAAATCTTAATAAAGAAACGGTTGGCGGAATACAAACATACGTAGAATCATTATCTGATAAACCTATTACTTATAAAATTTATCATTCACCTGATATTACTGTCAACGGCACTGCTGAGCTATTCGATGACATAATAGAATTTGAATGAAAACACATAGGATATTTAACAAAGGACAAAATGTATACTGCCTTTTAGCATCTCATACTAATCCTAACATACTTTTACCAGTTAAAGGTAAAATCTTAGATTCCAAATGGGATCCGGTAAATCCTCTTTATCAAATTCGTATTATTAAGTTTTATGATAATATGAGATTTCTTAAACAGCATTTCTTTGATATGAATTTTAGACATATGTTTGAAAATAGAGCAAGGAAAATGATTCTTAAGGCTGAAGACTTTAAAACTGCTAAAGCTTTAGAAGATAGATTAAATGAAAAAGATAGAGAAAGATTTTATGTAGTTATAGAATCGGTTATGTGTACCAAAACAAAAGTTGGATTATCAGAACTATTTGAAAAGGTTCAACTATATATGATTTCCAAAAACTTAAAAGAGATTAGAGATATATCATCTAGGCCATTTTTTAAAGGACCACTCTCCATAGATAGTGTAAGAGAATTTGATGCTAGATATAAAAAAGGATGGGCAGATAAATTTGAAAAAAGTAGCTTAAGCATTGATAAGTATCTTAACAGCTTAGGTTAAATATATAATAAAAATACCTTTCTTATATGGGCTTTAACTTATCTGATAAAATTCAATCACTTAATGATGCAATGACTCCTGATATGGAGGCCAAAACAAATTCAAACAGAGTTAGTGCATTTGGTGGAGAAGCTTCTGGTTTTGCTAAAGGTGTTGCTGAATTATATAGCAAAAACTTTTATGGTGGTTCCGGAACAGCCGCTGATGCAGCAACAGTCTCTGCTGGTATGTCAGGTAAACCTATTGCATCTTCAATAGCAAATAAATATGCTTTATTTAATTTTCAAGGATTTCACGGTTCTCTTACTAAAAATTCAAAAGAAAATTATATAGATTCTGCAGAAAATCCTTTAATGGGTGGGGTTGGTGCTACTAATGTTTCATTACCTAGAATCATAAATTACTTTGAAAAAAATTATCCTAAAATAGGTTATAAGCCATCGGATTTTTTATATTCTAAATATTACAAAAGAATTCCAGTTAATCATTTGGTAACTTTAAGAAGATTTCCAACAGCTGTTCCTGATAACGTTTATCATTATAATGTTAAGATGAAAGGTAAAGAATCTGGTGATGGTGGAGGACAAGATGCTACACAGGTTGCAGGTGTAACTGCAATAACTTATTTAGGTGAGACTGCAGGTAATAAGTTAGAGGATTTATTGAGCATGTCATTTGGATTAAATTATAAAGAACTAACTGCTGATATGGAAGCCGTTGATACAGGAAGTGCTGGCGGTGGTTATACACAGCAACCATTTTATAATAAGCTTGGTGGAATAGGTAGAGCAATTACAGATGCTGCAAAGGGCCAAACTGCAGGTTCCAAATTTAGAGCACAAAATGGAGCAGGAAGTTCTACGGCTGACAGATTAGGTACTACTTATGCAAACTTTGTATTAGGTCCAGTAAATGTTGTGAATAAAACAATGATTAGAGATAGAGGATTAAAATATGCAAATGATATGACATTAACATTTGAATATGAACTTAGATCTTTAAGCTATGTTAATCCTAAAATAGCAATGATTGATGTTATTAGTAATATGTTAACTATGACTACTAATAATGCTCAGTTCTTTGGGGGCGGTCATAGGTATTACGGAAGTAGTGGTTATGTTGCTAGTCAATTCGGTGATATTAGTATGTTAAGAAATGGTAACTTTTCAGGTTATATGGGAAGTGTGGTTAATGATGTGGAGACAGGATTTAAAGGTTTATTTGGAGATTCAAATGGAAACTTTGATGCAAATAGTGTTGTAGATGGTTTAAAGAAAGTAGGTAAAAATTTACTAGGTAATATGCTTGGTGGATTTTTAGGTAGCCAGGTTGGTGGACCGAGTGGTACTCAGGCTACCAAAACATTTATTAGTGGTGAACCTACTGGAGATTGGCATGTTACTGTTGGTAATCCATTAAATCCAATTGTTATGATGGGTAATATGATATGTGATAATACTAAAATGACATTAGGGCAAGGTTTAGGTTATGATGATTTTCCAATGGAGGTTAAATTTGAGGTAGATCTAAAACACGGTAAGCCAAGAGATAAAGGTGATATAGAAAATATGTTTAATGCTGGCCAAGGTAGAATATATGCATCTGCCGCAAATGTTGAAGATGTTTTAAATTTAGCAGGAAAAGAAGTTGCAACTTATGGTTCAATACCAGATGCTGGAACTAGTAATTTACAAACGTCTGCTAATGTAGCCGCTGCACCTAGTGGATTTACAAATGAACAAATATCTAATCTTAAAAATAGACCAGCTGCTGAAAATTCAATAGCACAGACTACAAACAGTGAATATGTTTCTAACTTAACTGCTATGTTAATAGACTCATAAAAGAATAATTAAATATGAATATTAGATCTCTTACATTAAAGAATAAATTAACTGATGATAAAACTGGTGAACAGTATTATGACTTAACTGCTGCATCATTTAAATATAAAAGAGAGTTAGGTGTTAAAGCATTACATTATGTTACACAAGATCAGGTTGGTAGAATTGATAAAATATCAACTACATATTTTGGGTCTACACAATTTGTTGATGCTATATGTGTAATTAATAATATTTTTAATCCGTTTGTTATCCAAGAAGGAGACATATTAGCTATACCGCAATTAAAAGATGAAAACTTAGTATATGCAAGACCAAAGACTGCAACAAGACCAAGTGCAAGTTTAGCTCAGTATGTAGATACTGGAAGGCAGAGTGAAATTGATCAATCCAGAATACAGAGATTAATTCAAAAGGCTAAAACAAAAAAGACTGGTGTTAAGGCACCAATTCCACCAAATATGTTGCAGCAAGGACAAGCTGCTAAAGTATTCGAAGGTGGTAAAATTAAACTAGGAGCAAACTTACCATCAAGAAATAGTACAAATATAAATCAATAGATATGTCAGAAAGTATTGTTGAAAGAAATATATTAACAGTCATAGAACCTGCCATATTATTAGATCCTTTAGAAATCTTAGATGTTGAAAGTGGATCTGATAATTCTGATGATTCAACTTTAAAAGAAAAACCTTCTAAGTTTTCCTCTGTTGTTCCTGTTATCAGAATTAATGGATATGATGTCCAAATGGATAGGCTAAATTATTTTTGTTTAAAAAATAATGCATTTTACCCTACTTGTCGAATTCAATTTGCTGATGTAGATGGAATGTTTAGTGCTAGGTTTTATCCTAAAGATGGTGACTTAATTCAAGTTAACATTAGATCACAAGGTGATGAGACTACATTTAAACCGATAAGAATAGATTTTACTGTTGTTGATTGTAAGCCTATTGGTGGTGGAGGTGGAAAATCTGCAAGTGAATTTTTAGTAATAGGTAGAATGTTTGTTCCAAATTTATTTACAGAGAATGTTGAATATGAGGAAGAAGTTACAAGCTGGGATGCTTTATTAAATATTTCAGAAAAACTAGGACTAGGTTATGCATCTAATGTAGAAGAAACTAGTGATACTATGACTTGGACTAATCCTAATGATACTTATGAAACATGGATTCAGGATATTGTAGCAAATAGTTATTTAAGTGATGAAACATTTTTCACTAGTTACATTGATCCATATTATTACTTAACTATGGTTGATGTTAATAGATTATTTAGTCAAGAAGGTGCAATTGAAGCTAGTGAAAGTTTTACTACAAATGCTGGTGATACTATGGGTGCAGAAGGTACAGAAGGTCAAGTTGATGGAATTCCTAATTATTTAAGTAATATGTTAAATCTTCAAGGAGGTGCTAGATATATTTCTAAACACCAAATGGTTAACAAGAGTGGCGAAATTAGTAAGGCAAACGGTTATAAAAGATATACTCAATATTGGGATCTTAATGCAAAAGAATGGGTTAGTGAATTTGTAGACCCTCTTACCAATGATACACCAGGAATGATTCCTGCAACAAAAGGTAGAATAGTAGACGGTGAAGTAGAAGGTCCTAGAAATGATCAAGTTAAATATAAATTTTTAGGTACCCAAGGTGATAATGTGCATCCTGAATTTACATATGCAACGGTTCAGAATTATCAGAATCTTACAGAGATTAATAAAATGGGAATGACAATTGAATTAGATACTGTAAATCCTGCTCTTGTAAGATATAGTAGAATTTATTGTCAAATTTTAGAATTTGGAAGCGCAATACCAAATACTTTATTAGCCACACAACAAGATGAAATAGAAGGAGAAGAAGAGCCTCAACAAAGAAGTGGAGGTACAGATGAAAATGATCCTAAGTCTCAACAGGGTATTGTAAATGAATACTTAACAGGATTTTATGTTATTAAAGGAGTTGAATGGTTATTAACTAAACCAGGTCCTATTAGAATGAAATTAGAATTAGTGCGTCGAGAGTTCACTCCTACGACCTAATAAATATAAAAAGAAGAAAGATATGCCTTTAGTAGATTTAGCAAACCCCGCAGGTAGTGATGCACTAGCTCAATTAGCTGGACCATTTGGTTCATATTTAGGAAGTGGGAGTTTTCCACAAAGTTACTCTTTTGCAAAAAGGTTTGTGTCTAATGCTACCACTGCTTATGGTTCAGGTACTAATGGAGTAACATCACTAGATGACCCTACCTTTCTTGGTTTTAGTTTAATGTTTGATATTACTTCACCTTTATTTGCAGGTGCTGTAGAAGGTAATCAAGGCATTCCTGCACCGGAAGTAAATCCTGCTGCTGATATTGCCGGAAATTTACAAGTTAGCCTAGCACAAGGCCCTACACAGAGAGATGGTAGATCAAATGATAATTATCCTTCAATACCTTCAGCAGTAGCTTACTTAGCAAAAATTGGAGAAAGTAATAGAGTTGAATACTTAAAAGCATTTATACAAGGATTGCAGGAAATTAATAAAACACGACCATATTATTGGCAAACAATTGATGGATTAATTGAAGCTTGGAATAAATCTACAAAATTTGAGATTGATCCTTATACTGGAACTACTGGAGAAGAAGGAATAACTATAGGTTGTTTAGAAGCATTAGATTTAAAACTTACGGCATTGTTTAGTTTATATAAAATGGCTGTTTATGATGTAAGATATAAAAGATTTATTGTTCCTAAAAACTTATTAAGATTTGATGTGTACATTTACGTACAAGAAATTAGAAAATTTAAAACAGTAAGAAATTGGCTTAATGTCTTTAGAAAAGAAAAAGACGATGATGAGGCATTAAAACTTATAAATCAAAATACTTCACAGGTTGGTTTTAAATTTACTGAGTGTATGTTTGATCCTGCTGCCAGTGGAAATGTATTTGAAGGCGTAACTAATACGGGTGGGGAAATTGCTACTACACAAATGAAATTTAATTATGGTGGAATGGAGAATGTTTCACAATTCTCTGGATATAATGATAAGCTAGACGAAAGTAAAATTCCTGCCAATACTAATCCTGGATTTAAAGATAAGCTAAAACAATTTGGAAAAGATCAATTAGCCAATGCAGCTGCTGGTGCTGTTAATGCTGTAGGGAGAACTGTGTCAAGCGCAATACAAGGTATTACTTTAGGAAATGTATTTGGATTAAGAAATAGTTTACTTGGTGCAATATCAAATCCACAAGCTTTAATTAATGCTGCTGCAGGTGCTGCTATACAAGGAAATGATGGTGGCTTGCAAACATTTGGAAATGACAGCGCCGTTAGAAATATTGGTGATAATCCATTAGGTGTACCAAATGATCCTGCACCATTTAATCCAACTAAAGCATTTGATCCAGCTGGACCAGCTGGTGGTAGCTTAGATGCCAACCAAGTATTTGATCCTGCTGCGCCAGTAGGAGAGGGATTAAGTTCAATCAATGCATTTGGTCCTTCAGGTCCACCAAGCAATTCTACTATAAGTAACGATAATATATTTGACTAATGGGAAAACCAAATCCAACAAATTTTAATGCGGACGATTTAAGAACTACACAGTGGGTAGGTATCGTTGAGGATAGCAATGATGATATCTTTGAAGGGAGATGTAAGATAAGAGTATATGGAAAAATGGATGATCGCGTAGATCCTGAAGATCCTGAGAGCGCATATAAGATTCCTACCGTTTCTTTACCTTGGTCTAGACCGCATCAGTTAATGTATGGTGGAAGTAATACTGGTAGTGGTAAATTTGAAATTCCTAAATTAGGATCTATTGTTAGAATAACATTTGATAATGGAAATTTTTATCAACCAGTTTATCATGAAAATATTTATCCTTCAGATGAAACTAAAGCTGAAGTAGAGCCTTCATATCAAAATTCTCACGTATTAATTTATGATACTGCATTTGGTTTAACCGGTACATTAGAGGATGGTGTATCTGAAGCAACTAATGAAAGAGAAGGTGAGCATATTAAAGTTTTCTTTACAGAAGAAAAAGGGCTAATGATGGATTATACAACTACTGAAGGTCCAACTACAGTAAATGTAAAGCCAGATAACTCTGTTGAAATAATAAATGCAAACGGAGATTCTATAGTAATGCTTAATGATGGAAATATAACATTTACTCACTCTGCTCAATTTACAATTAATAGTGGAGCTGATACTGTAATTAATGCCGATACTAATTGTCTTATTAATTGTGTTGATGCTGTTATAACTGCTACTGGTAAAACTCACGTCAATTCTCCTAAGATTATTTTAGGAGAGACTGGTACTGATGCTGTACTTAAAGGTACTCAGTTTATTAATGATCTTTATAATAATCATACTCATATTGGAAATTTAGGAGCTCCCGTGAGCCCACCGTTGTCACCGGGAAATCCTGCATTAAGTACAAAGAATACAACTGACTAATATATAAACTATAAATTAAAACAATAAATTATGCCTTTAGTACCACCCGTAATTAACTCTGCAATGGATGCTGCTTTTGTAGCAGGAATGGAAGCTATGGCTGCATATTCAACTGGTGCAGAAGGAACTCAAGATAATAGTAAAGATGCTGTAATTGCTGCAGGCGCTGCCGCATTTGCTGGTGTAGCTGGACCAGCTATAACTGCATATATAAAATCTGCAACAGTACTACCTGGAATCACCGTTGCAACTGCAGGTTCTCCTGCTGCTCAAACTGGCGCAACTACTGGGCCGGGGGTTATAACTTAAACAATCTTAAACAATTTGCTAACCTATATGTATAACTAATATCAGATACATAAAGAGTAATATATAATCTATAATAACCTCATAAAAAATAAATAATGACAGAACAAGAAATCACAATTCAATTAAGTGATGATCCATTTGATACAAAAAAAGTAAAAGTCCAAGTTCCTGAAGGTACAAAATTAATGTGTAATGAAGCATATGCTGCTGATGCGTTATCTTTATATGGAATTACAGATCACCAGGCAAAGAAAACTCAACTCATAGAAGATGGTGTAGGCTATATAACAAGAGGCGAAATTTCATTTATGTCTAAAGATGGAGAAAGAGCTCTTATTGATATTGAATCTAAATATACTGCTTACTGTATTTTAGATAAAGAACCTGACTATATTGTAGAACAACTAGAGGTTGGTATGGAGATTGATGTTAAGATAAAAACTAATCCAAAAACTGGAGATGTTATTGCTTCTATATCTGACGCAATAAAAGAAGTTAAACTAAAAGAAATTAAAGAGGCAATTGGAAATGCTACTGTTGGCTTTACTGCTAGAGTTAAAGAATTAATTCATGGAGGTTATTGGGTAGATGTTGCAGGCATTAAATGTTTTATGCCAGGTTCTTTAGGAGGGCTAAATAAATTACATGATTTTAATGCTATTGTTGGTAAAGAAATTGTTGTTATGCCAATTACATTTTCTAAAGATAAGGATACTATTGTAGTATCTCATAGAGAATATTTAAGAACAATGATTCCAAGCACAATTGAAAAATTAAATGAAACTATAAAAGAACCTAGAACTGGTTTTGTAACAGGTACTACTAAGTTTGGTGTATTTGCAGAATTTGATGAATGCCTAACAGGATTAATTCCTAAGGCTGAATTGAGTGAGGAATTCCAAAAAGCTTTAGATGATAGAAATATTAAACCTGGTGATGAAATAAAATTCTGGGCTAAAGAAGTTATATCAGATAGAAAAATTATACTTAGCCAATTAGGACCTAAGATTGATTTATGGGATGGTGTTGATGAGAAATATAAACCTATGATGATCACTGAAGGTAAGGTAACTAAAATAACTTCATACGGTGCATTTGTTGAATTGGAAAAAGGAATCAGTGGATTAATTCATAAATCAAAATTAAAAGGTGCTGATTTATCTAAAGGTGATACTATAAATGTAAAAATTGGTAGTGTGAATGTTAGCGATCGTAAGATTACAATGAACATAGCATAACCTATTCCTGGTTTGAATATATAAACAAATCAGGAACTACATGTACACTAACGAACAACTAAATGCTATATATGCATCCAAGATTGGATTAGAATTTGAATTCTTTGCTAATGAAGGATTAGATGAGGTTAAAAGAAGCCTTTCTAATGTTTTAAATAAACAAATAAGAATAGAGGAAAAGGCCCATAGTGATTTTACTCCTTCTGATGAGATTTTTAAATTAGAGCCCGATAATTCTGGTGGAACTGGAATGATTGAATTGGTCACTGGACCAATGCCGTTTGTTGAATCAAAACTTATTATTGCAAAAACTTTAAAATGGATCCGTGAAAATGGGTCTACTAATGAACGATGCTCTATTCATGTTAATGTAGCCTTTGATGGAAAAAAATTAGGAACACCTACAAATGTATCATCATTAGATATTGGAAAATTTGTATTAAATTTTAATGAGGATAAAATTTATGAAGCATTTCCTAACAGAAAAGATTCTGTTTATGCTAAGTCAATAAAATTTATTGTTCCTTTAAGTGGAATGACTCAACCTTCACCTGAAAGAATTTCATGGAAGAACTACATGTTTGTATCCGAAAAGTATTACGGTGTAAACTTTTCTAAGTTACCTAAGAATTATATTGAATTTAGATATCTTGGTGGAAAGGATTATGAAAAGAAGTATAATACCATAATGGATTTAACAGAACATTTTGTTTTATCATTATATGAAACTTTAACTGATCCTATTTATAATCAACAAGACATTGAAAAATTAGATCGCATTTTAGAAAAGCATAGTGGTATTGTAGAATCTTATAAAGATTATCAAACATTTAAAAAGAAATTTCCTAAAATTCAATTAATGGTTGATCTCAAAACTTATGACCAAATAGTAGAAACATTTTATCCTAAGATGAGAGAAGAGTTATTTAATCTTTTAACTAAAGCAGGGCTTAACGAAGGTTTGGTTAATTATGATGCTGATACTGGAAGAATACAATTAAAGAATGCTGAATTAATGAGATGCTTTGAAATAAAAGGAATCGATATTGTAGATTGCAAAGTTCAAGGTAATATTTTAAATTGTGATATATTTAGTTCTGAAATAATAAATTCTTCATTATTTGAAAGTAATCTTTTTGGGGCTAGTGATGTTGCTGATTCTAAAATAGAAGATTCTTATGTTAGTAAAAATGTAATGTGTAAAGATTCATATGTATTTGGAGTGAGAGGTGTATTCAGTGGAGAAATGGAAGGTGGTATTTTTAGAAAAGGTAGAGCAACTAAAATGGCTAAGTTTGAAAATACTGAAATAATTGAAATAGAAAAAATATAAACAAAGTATGGCTAATAAGAATACTTATTGTAATGATCCGGAGGATGCAGCGTGTTTAGATGAATTAATTAAATTAATTAATGATGATCTTACTATCGCTTGTCAAATCCCATTCACAGTTCCTAAGAAGGAATTAAATAATATTATACAAAGAGCAAAAAAATATTTTTATAAAATTTATGAAGATAGTGTAGAGCAAATGTATATTGCTTTACCGGCAGGGGCTCTACAAGTACCAGCATTTAAACAAGGTGTACCTTATGGAACTGGGCAAGATAAACAAGTTATAACTAATAAAGCTAATATTGATAATCCTAGGGGTATAGTTAAAATGCCTTCAAGAGTTTATTCAGTTAATGATGTATTTGAAATTGGTGGATTCAGTGGAGAAGATGGTGGATTCGGTAGTATGAGCTTTAATGCAGACGATGTAGATTTCTCTATTGATAAATTTATTTATGATGATGTTTATGGCGCAGGTATTGGTAGTGAGAATTTAATGTACTATGTTGTTAATTCATTATTCATGGATAATGCAAGACAAGTTCTTTTACCACAAATATCATATACGTTTAATAGATTAACAAAGAAATTTAGATTTCAAGGAGAACTTCCTAAAGGTGCTGTTATATTTGAAATATTTTCTACCATTTCTGATTGTGCTTTATTTGAAGATGAGGCATTCCAAAGATATGTTATAGGGCAAGCTAAAATTCAATTATCTAGAATCTTAGGAACCTTCTCATTTAATCTTCCAGGTAACATTACAATTAATTATGATATGATTTCATCTGAAGGAAGAGAAGAAGTAGATCGAGTAGTTGAAGAAATAAAAGGCGATGAAGGTGTTGATTATTTTTTCACAGGATAATTATAATCTGAAAGCTATTAAATTAAAAGAGAATATATAATAAAAAATTAGTATTCTTTTATGATTAGAGATATTTATAGCAGAGATGCATTAGCCCCAAAGTTTAATGATAATACTTTAGAGGTTAGTGATACTTTATCTCAATTAATTATTAAGATAGAAAACTGCCTATTTACAACAAAGGGTGATGTTTTAGGTTCACCTGGTATGGGAGCTAATCTAGATGAATTAATATTTTCATTGGTATTAAGTGAGAATACTATACAGAACAATATTAATAGCCAGATAACTGCATACTGTTTACCAGATATTGCTGGCTTTAGTGTAGATACTAAAGTAAGTTTCTTTTCAACATTGGAGAGAGATGGTTGTTTAGTAGATATTTTTGTAAATGAAGAAAGAGTTTTAGGAGCTCTTTTTTAAAATAATAGAATGAATGTCATTTTTTAGTAAAACAAGATTAAAAGCCACTGAGTTATTTGAAGATTCATTTGAATACCTACAGCGTACCTACGATCAAGCCATAGAAACATTTACCCCGGCTTCACCATTTGGCCAGATATTAACTGTTGTGTCTAACTTAGGGGAGTTGATATTTTTCTATATAGAAGCAATTGCCACAGAGCTGAATATATCTCGCGCACGAAACATTGAATCTATCTACGGTTTATCTAGATTAACCGGTCATGACCCTACAAGAGGTATATCTGCAAGAGGTATTATTGGATTACGTTTAAACACAAGTGCATCTACCCTCCTTAATGGTGACTATGTACAAATTATGAATGGTGCAAGTTTTCAAGTAGGGCAAAATAGTTTAACTTACTTTTTAAAGTTTAATAGCGATTTTATTAGACTAGATAAAACTACCAAATCATTTGTTAATGTTGAAATTGTTCAAGGTGAAAAAGAAGATCAAGCCTTTACTGGTACAGGTAATCCATTACAAAGTTATAACTTAACTACTAAGGACCCTACTGATCAATATTTAGTTGAGGTTTTTGTTGACGGAAAATTATGGAAATTAGTTGATTCAATATATGACATGAATAACGGAGAGAAATGCGCGATGGTTAAAACTAGTGTTAATGGTGGATTAAGTGTATTTTTTGGAAATAATCAATTTGGAGAACCGCCTGCATTAGGTTCTAGAATTAGAGTTACATATGTTAAGACTAGGGGTGTGGCTGGAAATATTGGAGGTAAACAATTAGATATTAAATTTATAGACCCAGGAACAGATTCATCTGGAGAACAGGCTGATTTAAATGAAATTCTTTCTATAAACATTACAAGAAATCCAATGTTTGGATCTGATTCTGAAGATCCACAATTTACTAGGTTGATTGCACCTTATGCAAGTAATTCATTTGTATTAGCAAATCCTAATAATTATATTTACTATTTAAGTAAGTATGATTTTTGGTCTTTTATAGATGCTTATAATACTAAGAATGATGAATACTTAGATGATGACAATATTATTTACCTATTCTTAATTCCAGATGTAAAGAAAAAGTTAACAAGTGATTTAGATTATTTTAGTGTACCTGAAGTAGAGTTTACTATGACTACACAAGAAAAGGAAATGACTTATGAAATTTTAAATAAGAGCGGAAGACAGGTTGTTACTGCTGAAACTAGAATAGTAGATCCAGTTGTTAAAAAATATGCTCTTAATATTGTAGTAAGATGGTTTGATAATTATGATAAAGATTCTATAAGAATTGAAATTAGAAAAAATTTAGATGAATATTTCTTAAATGTAAATAGAAGAGATAGGATTCCAAGATCTGATATTATTTCTATAATTGAAAATGTAGAAGGTATTGATTCTGTAAATGTATTCTTTATATCTGAGTTGAATGAAAAAGCAATAAGAGATGGTTTTTACTTTATTCCAGTTTATGGGACAGATCCTGTAACTGATCAAAGAGTTCTAATAGAAAATAAAAAAATTGTATTAAAGAAAGGTGAAGATCCACAATTAGGTTTAGATAGTTTTGGAGATATCATTATTGAAAATAATGACATAGCTATTATTAGAGGTGGATGGAAAGATAGAAATGGTACTTTTTATGAGCCTACACCAGAAGCTAATAAAATTAGTTCTCTTAATGTATTCTATAAAGAAGCAATTGCAAATAATCTTTATAATAAAATACAGCAAGAAAAATATAATAGCACTAAAAGAAATAGAGGTACAACAATAGCAACTGGTACAAATGCAGCAGGATTAAATACAGGTAGGTTGCAAAATACACCAACACTAAAAGCATTAAAAGGAGAATAATATGGCAACAGTTAAAAACGATAGTACAGGATTCCCTAGCTTATATAGAGCTACATATGAAAATGGATGGGATTTAAAAAACACAGGATATAATTATGCTCCTGATTTATTAAAAAATTCTATGTCTTCTTATATGTTTAGAAATAGGCATCTTAGTAAGTTCTTAACCGATTACTTAAATCCTATTATGGTCTTTTATATTAACAGGGTTAAATACTTGAGAATTTATTTTAATTTTGCAGTTCCTAAGTGGTATCAAAAAATAAATTAAAAGATAGTGACCAAAAATTGGCAACATTTATATTTCTTCGATAAGTATGGGAAGAATTACAATATGGCATATGACAGTTCTACTGACAAGTGGACTGGTGACATTTTCTTGCCACAAGTTTCTATTGATTTATTTGAAGTAAACCAAATATTCATTTTGCAAAAAATGATAGACAAGGATAGTGGTACTTTTAAATTTGGTTATCCACATGGTTACAACCAGCCTGATCCTACAGGCAGTACTTGTGATTGGGAAGTAAGTTGGAAAACCACAAAGCCTAATCAAATATTTTTATTTCAATTTAACAAAGATTTTAATACAGGTACACAATCAGCATTAGTACAAGAACCTGATGGCCCGCCATTAATAAAGGTTGATAAATTAGTTGCACCTTTGCAATACGATCCTGATCAAACTACAAATGCTGCAGGTTTTATTATAACAGATCAAATTAAATCTGAAGCATTACAGGTTGATATAACATTTTCATCTGAATTTGAAAATACTTATAGGAGAAAACTAATCATAACTGATAAATGTTCTAACACTATTGTAGGTGAATTTATGGTGTATGCTGAAAGTATTGAAGAAGATGAGAGATTAAGAGTTATGACTCAAAACATGGGTTATAATGTTATTGCATCTGATAGTACTGTTTTTAGAGAAACTAATATAAAAGAAGCATTACCTGATTATGTAGAGATTAATCTTAAGCGTAAAGAAATTATGATGGAAGGAAATAACATATATCCTTTTATCGGTTCTTATAAAGGTTTAATAAATGCTATTAAGTTTTTTGGTTATGATAATTTAAAGCTTAAAGAATTTTGGAGAAATGTAAATGCTAATTCTCCACAATTTGGAAAATACATACAAAGCAATTCAATAGATTTATTTTCTCCTACTGCTCAGTTTGATGATAAGCAAATAACATTACCAAACAAAAACTTTAGAAAGACTAGTTTATTTAGTCTTATTTATAGAATTAATAAAATAGTCCCTGGGAAATTTACAGATGAGGATTTACCAGTAACAGAAGAATTGCAAGATTTTACTATTGAGGAAATCTTAATTAAACTATTTGGTTTAAAAAGAAAATTAGAAAATGAATACCTTCCTCTTAATGCTCGTATTAAAGGTATTACGGCAGAAGCTGATTTCTTTGGATTATTAGAGGTTACCAACACTATAAGTAGAAATGATACAAATACTATAAAAGCTGGTATTAATACTGATTTTAAAGTTTTTCCAGCTGCATGTACTTATATAGAAGACTTAAGAACTTTTGATTCATTTTGTTTAGATGAAGCCGCTGTTGTGGGGCAGGCTATAATTAATTATTGTAATGCTTATATTGCGCCACTATCTGCAGGTGCCGCTTCAGTAGGGCAAAATATGTTAATGAATTATACTCCTGGTCAAATTTTACCACCACCACCAATTGGGCCTGATCCTAATAGTGTACTAGGTGCTTTACAGAATGGTGGTAATGTACAGCTAAAAGACGTTGCTGGTGTCTATGCTGCTTATTTTGCAAGATATGCACCTAACTTAAATAAAGTGGCAGGTTTAGATTATAAGCAAGGGTATTCTTCTGAATATTTACCAGATCAACCTGGTGCTAAAGCCGGTGCATTAATTACTTTAACTAATGATAGCTTTAATAATTTAACATGGGATAATATTGATAGCACTTGGGAACAGTTAACAAATGCTAATGATTTTTTTACTTTTGATTTTAATGTTCAAGGTGCAGCTGTTGGTGATGTTTATAAATTAAGCGATCCTGCGACAGGAACCTCTGCAACACATACAGTAGTTGCAGGAGATACTATACAGACAATTACAACTTCGATATTTAATCAAGTAGCTGCGTTTAAAACGGCACAAGTTGATCCGTGGTTATGGTTTGATTGGTCACAGGTTACTAATGAAATAGGTCCATGTATTAGAGGTTATGGAAACGATGTTAATCGATTTGTTGCAAGCGCTACTTTAGCAAACCCTGCGAGCGGTGGGCAGTTTACTGATATTCAATTACCTGGTGAAACTTTATTTACGTGGGATGGTTTAGAATCAGGTAATTTTGCAGAAATAGAATGGACAATTTATAAAGATGCATCTGATGTTTCACCTGCATACTTTTTTCAAATAAGAGGAACTATAGGACAATACGGAACTCTCCCTTTAACCTTACCTTATGTTGGTAGTTATAATGTTGAAATGAAATTATTTGATTTATATAATAATATTTCATCATCAGTAAAACATGATGCAATTTGTGTAGATGCTAGAGAAGTAGAATATTCAGGATGGTATCAAGGAAGAAAGGAAAGATATACATGGAGTAGTGAAGGAAAATATACATGGAAAAATTATGGATCTTTATGGAATTTACCACAATCACCTACAGTAACATGGGATGAAGAAACACCAAGCTTATATGATTCTCTTGATAGAGTTAATGCTATATTAAATACTTTTGGTATCGGAACATCAACAGACTTTCAATTATTAAATTATCAAGATGATGGTAAGGCTAGTTTTAGTGGCCCTTATCAATGGAAAAATTTAAATCGTCCATTATGTACTTGGAATAATGCTTATCACTTATGGTGGGAAATGACTGCTACAACTGGTGACACTCCTGCATTTTTTCAGTTTAGTGAAATGAAGCCTAATACTTATTTGCAAATTACAGAGCTTGATAATACAGTAGGTACTCATTTCTTTGATGCATCAACTCTTACATTAGGAGATGCTGTTAGTCAGCTTAATGTTAGCACTAATCCTATTATTAATAAATATGTTTATAACTTAGTTTTAAATTCTATTAATAGTGAAATGTTTGTTCAAGCAGTTTCTAGATATTATGGCAAACATGGAGATTTTAAATCAGTAGATATTGTAGATTCAAATGGACTTAGAGTTTGTGCAAGTGGTACTGGTAATTCTACAGATTATGTTGGTGGGCCAATAGCAGCAACAACAGTATACCCACCTTTTGCTAAAGCATTACCAATAAATGGAATGACTTTACTTTCAGTAGGTGCAATAAGTGGAGCACCGGCTGTTAAGGATGCTTTTGTAGAAAAAATTGCAAGGTGTGCTGAAATGATATTAAATCCTGATAGTGCTGGAATAATTTATAATAAACAAGCAGCAGTATTGGCAAAAATGCAATCACTAAAAACAATTCAAAGAATAGGTTATATTGGGATGGGTTCATATACACCAGCTTTAGAGGATTTAGCAGGGTGGGATCAAACTAATGATAATAATGCAAACGTTGATTTTATTTGGCAAAATGACGGTCTTACACCGCAGGCCCAAATTACAGAAGTATTAGAACATTTGCTTCATACTATAACAACATTTGGTTTGCCTGGTGCATATCCTAATGTATTTAATCAAACATCAGCATATGGGCCAACCTATACAGCAATGGCCGAAGCAATTTCAAACGGTGTATTTGATACATCAGGCTACACACAGCAGCCTGGGCAGTCGCTAGATGAATTTAATGCATTATTAATGAGAGAGTATTTATACTTGTTAATTTATGCAGAGTGGGATTTTATTACTACTTATGTAAGTGGTGGAACTTTAGCACCTGAATGGACTGCCGATACTCCTATATTAGTTGAATCAAACAATCCGTTAGGTCATGCTCTATATACAAATTATATAAGTAAGCTATTAGTAAAGCCTAACACTACTACATTAAATTCAATATTTGCACTACCGAGTAATCCATCTGGTTATGTACCATTTGAAAGATTACCATCGGGTGGAAATGTAGATTGTTTAAGTAGAATTTATAAATCAAGCCAAAGTATAACTAGCAATCCTACATGGGGAACTGCTAAGTTTATTAATGATGGAAAAGTATTACCACCGATGTCATGGGCCATGTTTGTCTATGATAAATGTAGAATAGTTGGAAAGGATGCTCCTAGATGGACCATCTCCAATACTACTAACTCATCAGTGGCTGATATATATTTTGAAAGCAAGTATCTAACATATCTTTTTAAAGACCCAGGAAAGTATATGATAACATTAGAACTTACAGATACGAATGGGAATAAATATAAAAAAGGTAGAAATATCTTAAATATAAAACAAACAAAATAAAATGGCAATCAGCGTAACAGAAATTTTAGGAACCGATTCTTTATCAGGATCGAGGTTAGTAATTAATGATAACTTTAATGTTCTTGCTAGTGAAATTAATGCGATGGAGACATACTTTGCTCCAACCGCAGGTACAATCACTAATTTAAACAATCTTTCAACTGAGGCATTGAGAGTTGGGCTTAGTACAATACTACTTGATATTAATGCTAGTACTTTTGATATTTTAACAAATGTCAAAATGACTGGTAATTTAAATTTAAATGGTGGTGCTATATTCAGAAATGATACAAACCCTACACCTCTTAATGATACCACAGCTGGAGCAGGTATGGCAATTAATGTTGGTAATAGTACTGCAATTCCACCTTATTCAATTAATAGGTGTGGTAATACAGATATTACAAATACATTAGCACTTACTTTATATAGTGGAAGTATAGGACAAGAAATTTTCTTTATTTGCACCGAAGGTAGCGGTAGTGTACAAATCCAAGGTATCTCAAGTAACTTAGTTACAACAGGTACTAATGATTACATTACTTTAAATGCAGTAGGAGAAAGTGTACATCTTTTGGCAATTGACAATGGATCAGGCGTTCCAGTTTGGTACATAGTTGGTGGACAAGGATATGTACTATCATAATAATTAAAGAAAGAAAAAATACATGGCAACAACGCCCTTAATCAGAACTCCGCAAGCAGACGGGGGAACATTTTACACGTTCTCTTCCTCTGCTAAAGACTTATCTAGAACTCTCAATAATGATGAGTTAAAGTTAGTCTTTTCTAAGTTTGTGCTTCTTAATCTACCTGATATGGATAGATTAGATCCAACCACATTTAGTAATTTTCAGAACTATATGCAGTTTGATACAATAGATGGTGCAATATGGAGTGGTGGCTTAAAAGGTGATCCTAATGTTAATTTTACTGAAAGTCTTCAAAACTACGCGCTGAATTTAGAAGAACTTATTATCAGTGATGCAACATATGATAACACAACTAACCTAACAGTTACAGAAAGAGTATTCTTTAAATGGTTAAAGGAAACTGGTGCTATGCGATTTAGAGAAGCTACTGCATTAGAGAAAGCAAGTAGTATTACAGATAAAAGATTTGTTGAAGAAGATGAAGTTTTATCTGGGACTCGACAGTATAGAAGAGTAGTTAGATATATTGGTGAAATTGATATTGTAAATAATGTAGATAAAGCCGGAGAAGCTTATACGGAATTATATATTAATGTACCGACAGAGGTGGGTAGAACACCTACAATCCTCTTTGATTCAGTATCTGATAATAACTATCAACCATCATTAAAAATCCAAGGTACAAGCGAGTATATAATGGGAAGGAATTCAGCAACAGTCCACCCACAAGGATTAGACATATTTGCTTATTATGATTATGACCAACCTTTACAAGGTGCAGGACCTGCTGGGTATACTTTACCTTATGCTACGGCTTCAATAACAGACCCAGCACTACCAATTTCTGGTGGTAACTGGATGGATGAAACAACACCTCCTAATACTGTAGATGCTTACTTCACAGAACCAACTACATTTGAAAGTGTTCTTAATGCTAACATTAGAAAATATCCAGCAGATTATAATAATCCTACTGGGTTTACCGGATCTGCATATGTAAGATCTGAGCTTGATGGCATATCTGTAGATTTTAATCCTAATGATTATCAACAAATTGTACAAGATGCTACAATAAGTACTATTCCACAATTTAATGGAACTGACTTAGCTGAATCATTTGAATTTAATGCAGTTGCGGTTTACTATGATATGGTAGACTTAAGTGATTCTAGCAAAACTAAAACAAACTTATACGGTATTTTAATTTTAGACAATATAACTCCTACAACTGATGGAGGATATATTCAAAGATACCCGAAATATAAACCTAATCTTACAACTGGCCAAAATGGTAATAGTTATGGATTTAAAATTAATTTAAGATTTGATGCTTCTCCTGGTACTGCAGGTATTGATACAATTGTAAATGATTATAATACTTTTTCAATGGGATTATTTTCAGATGCATCTGCGCAGTTACAAGCATCGGCTCAAATATTCCAAAGACAGCAATTAGAGATAGCTGACATGGAATTAAGATTAGCTGCTGTTGAGAATACTCTTAATTCAGTTAGTACATCTGCATTCTTACAGTCGCAAATTAATAGTTTACAAACACAAATTGATAATGCTTCATTGGCTTTTGCAAGTAGTACTACATTGTTAGATTTAATTGCTAAAAACTCTGATGAAATTCAAGCATTAGCTAACGGTGAGGTTGCTACTACTTTACAATATAACACTGAAGTTGTTAGACAAGGAACAGGTATAACAGTTAACACTAACACACCTAATCAAATTCAAATATCTAATAATGTGCAAGCATATAATTTAATGGTACCAGTAGATGCTGGTAATGTTCCAATTACTACAGTTGCACCATTAAACTTAAATGTAGTTGATCCTAGGGTATTTGTAGATTTAGGAACATATACAAATATGTTAAGACTAGATACTATAAATACAGCTGCTGGTGATTTAGCTATTTATATTGATGATACTGATATTCAGTGGAGAACTGGACAAACAGTAAGACTAACATTTAACAACATTCCTCTTATGGGATCTCGTGATATAAAAATATATACCGATTCTCCAAGTAGACTTAATACTGGTTCATTTGGAAAATTGGCTGCAACTATACCTAATGCTAAATTAAGCAATACTAACATTCCAATAATTGATCTAATTTGTACAGAGCAAGGAGTGTTAAGTTTTGTATATGATTGCATCAAATAAATAATAAAATTGAAACCTAGATAATGGCTGAAAATAATTCAATACAAACAATGCTTCCGGAACTGTTAAGACTTTTTAACAATTCACTGGAGAGCTTTGAGAAAGTAAATCAAGCGATTACATCAAGTAGAGATTCTGTAACTGTTAACATTCAGAATAATGATGGTACAAATTCTAGGATTACTATTCCAAGTTTTGGTTTTCTTAAAAATTCGGTAGACAGATTAAATACAAACATTAATACTATTACTAACTTTAATGACGGTAATAGTTCTATAAGATTAGCTGATGGTACATTTAGAAAATTAGTTTTAGCTAAATTACCAACCGAGGCACAAGATCTTACTTCATTAAATTCCATTAATGAATTTGATATTAAACCTAATTGGTTTTTTGAGGAATTAATAAATCCATTATTATTTGTAGCATTTGATATTACAGGGCAGGCTCCTATTGATACTGAAAGGGCTATTGTACAAAGATACATTTTAGATACAAACTCACAAAGTAAAATTAATTACTTTGAATCAAATTATAATGGGAATGCAGTAATAGATTATGATACTTTTTTACAACAAATTGTAGAAAAGAATATAGCTTATGTATTAGACGAGGCTGTAGTAGATTTACCACCAAGAGATAAGAGATACTCTGGTAACTTTAGTGTAATTAGAATTGGAGAGGAAAGTGTTACTGAAACTGTAAATGGTGTAGAGCAAACAACTGTTCAAAAATTATATAAGTTAAATAAAATATTTTATACAGATTCGGAGGCTGATTTTGCTGATACTGTACAACTTAAAGTAGGAGATAGTTTAGAAGTAGTATCTACACCAATTGATACTCGATACACAGTAACACAGATTGATGCTAGTACTAATTCCGTTACAGTAAGATTACAGGAAGGTTCTAGGACTATAAGTATAGGTGCTGATGTTTTAAAAATAGGATCTTCATTAAGTGATACTTTAGAGGTAGACGTTACTGTTGGATTTAATGAAAGATGTGTAACCTTTATTAAACCTATTGATCCAGATTCAAAAATACCTGCTGTTAATTGGTCACCGGGTAGTGGATTTTATACAAATAATTTAACAACTATTAATGCTGCTGGTACTCAGCAGACTTTAGCAGATTATTATCAACAGAATGCTGTTGATTTTGGTAGATATCTTTTATCGTTTGCACAAGACAAGATGCCAACAAGTAGGGAAGGTTTAACACCTAATGCTCCAGTTTTAACTTCTGAGGATTTTAGTGTGGCTTTAATAAATGGCCAGGTTAGTAATTCAGATTCTATTGTTCAGCTTAAAGACTTAAATAATCAAAAGAGTACAATACAAGCAACACTTAGTGAATTAGATGTTGCTATTTCTCAAAGTAGAGCAAAAATACAAACAACTAATTATACTACTGAAGTTGAAAGGGATTCAGATAAAAATGCGTTACAAGGTTTAATTACTGAAAGAGCATCACAGGCTAAATTATATTCATCTGTAGTTACCGAAATTGATTCTTTTGCATCTGATAATTCTGTAAGTAGTATAACTCCTAAATATAGAGTAAGAGGATTCTGGGCAATGCCACAAGAAAAATCAGCTCCTGAAACAGGTGTACAGGATATAATAAAATTTAAATATCGTTACAGGTATCTTTCGTCGGACGGTGCTGCTAATGCAGTAGATCAATTTACTTATACTGACGGGTCTGGTACTAGCCAAGGTGCATTTTCTAATTATGTAATAGTGGATAGTGTATTAAGACCTAGGGTTAAAAATACTATAACTGGTTTATATGAATGGGTTGCTATTAATGATGATAATGCAGATGCAGTAAATATTAATCAATTAGACATTCCAATTAGAAAAGGTGAACAAGTAGAAATACAAGTTAAATCTATTTCTGAAGCAGGGTGGCCAGCTAATCCATTAGAAAGTGAATGGAGTACAGCTATAAGAGTAGAATTTCCAGCTGATTTAAGTTCTGATAGTGCTCTTGAATCTATATTGACTCAAAACCAAGAAGACTTAGCGCTAGTTTCATTAAATGAAAATTTAGAATCTATTGGGTTACCTACTCACTTAAGCAGTTCTTTTACTGCTAATGAAACATATTTTGCTCATTCATCTCCAGTAATTGCTTCTGGTTTTCTATCCGAGAATCAAACACCAATTGATTTGTTTACAAAATTACAAGATATGCAAAATCAATTGGATCTGTTTTCAGAAATACTAAGCAGTGCACAAGGTGAACTAGTAACTACTTTAGTTGATGATACTGGTAATACATTTAATTTAAGAAGAAATGCAACTACAAAAGTATTTGCTGGATTCTATTCACAAGAAGTTGATGGATTGGATGATCCTAGAGGTGCTATTGTTTCAAAGACTTATTTTATTAACATTGCAAATAGATCACAAACTGCTTTACAGTTAATAGCTAGAATTACTGGTAATAGAAGTAGGATGGTAAAACAATCTGAAAACCCTGGCTTATATTCGCCAACTAACACTGGAAGTATAATAAATGGTTCGGTTATTTTACCAGCAACATATTCATGGCTAGATAATAGTAAAGATAATCAGTCAAATGATAGGGCTACATACAGGGGTGATGATGCTGATTATAATACGATTAGAAAATATGATCTATCACCAATTCTTTTAACAAATCCTGATGTTACTGCCAGCACAAAGTATGGGCAAATGGTTTCTCAACCACCATTTCAGTCTACACAAAATAAGAATCAGTTTATTTATAGTAGATTTGCTGATGTATCTGCCGAAGGTAATTTTTATAGTTATCTTAATGCAGATTTACCAACAAATGGTTATACTTTTAATTTAGATACATTAGAAAATTTTTATAATGCACCAGCTGCAACTACAGTTTCTGATCCGACAACACAATTTATTTGGGGTGGTGGATTTTTAGATACTGGGCTTCCTACTACAACAGCTTCTTATCCAGGTTCGCAAACACCTGCTGATAATTTAGTATCAGTTTCAATTGCACACCCGTTTTTAACTAATTACACTGCATATAAAGCTGCTTATGAATCTTTAACTGGTGATATTAATACATTGCCAGTAATTATTCCAGGTGGAGGAATAGATTGTACTGTTGCCGGTAATGGTACAGCTGCTGTATTATTTAGACAGTCTAAGTTTTCACCGTTAACTTCTGATTCTCCTTACGGAAAACAACAAGGAATTTATTTAAATGAAAATGTTACCGACTTGTATAATTTGTCAACCGCAACAGGCGCGCCATACGCAGGGCTTACTTTTGATACTGGACAAGTACTTCAGCCTAGCCCATCATTATCGTCGGCTGCTTTAGTAAATCTGTGGGATACTACTGCTGCTGGTTATATTACTGGTGGTTATTCTAGAAATGCTAAAAATTCATTTGAAGGTTTTGACCAATATACTTTAGGAAGGCAGTCTTGTGGATCTTATCTGTTTATATCTTCTGATAATCATTTGAATATTCAAGTAGATGGAGATTCTATACAATCTAGAGAAGTAATACAGTTTGGCCAACAGAATGCTGTTAGTGTTCCTTTGGTATTCCAATATAGAATGACTGATTATTTTGGAACTACATCAGGTACAGGTTTAGGTAATATTGGTGGTGATGAAACAGGTTCTACTGTTAACTTAACATATACTAAAAGAATTGGGTTTGATTTATATCCAAATAATTCAGATGTAGTTCAATTTGATATTGAAGTTTCTGCTAATTATAGATCTGATAGATTAAGTATAGATGTATTCCCTAAAGCAACAGTAACTAAAGGCTTAAGTGATTTAGAAAAAGTTGTATCAGCATTAAGACCTTCATTAACACAAACTGCCGTAAGTACTAGGTCAGGTGGCGGCGGAGGAGGAAGAAGTGGAGCTAATACTTTCATTGGGGAAGCAGACCTGTAATTTAACCATTGCTATATCTTTTGGTGAATATATAAAAAAAGTGAAAGATACATGGCTGAAAACCTGCTCGATAAAGCATCCTATAGTTTAATTAGAACAAACCCTAAGTTAACGGGTAATGTTAAGATTGTGTCTGATGGTATAGACATCTATCTAGAATCATTTAGTGCTAATACTCGACTATCATCTCAGAAATTTAAAGCATTTAAAGTCGACGGTACTAGTACTTATGACCAGGATGTTTTTAAATTTTTTGATAATGGCAAGTTTCCTAAAGAAGCCGCATATGAGATATTCCAAGAATATGAGGATGATGCTGTACTTTCCAATTATCGTAATCAATATGAAATGTTTTATTGTGCTGGTACCAGATCTGTAGCATCAGAAAGCTATTCCCAAAGCCTAGGTACTTTTGCACCACTTTGGTTAAATGAACAAATACCAAATTATTTTGTAATTTTTAGATTAGATAATCCAGCAGCTGTCAACAACTTTAGAGCCGCAACAGAAAATGCCGATACGGCGAATGCGCAAACCTCAGTTAATTTTAATAAAAATGTTTTGGAGAATTGCACAGCAATTAAAACTTTTGATTTAACACAAGGTACTGCATTAGGGTCTTATATTAGAAATTATAGAAATCAAGAAAACTTTCCAGAAGTTCCATTAAATATGACTTGGAGAAGGGATGAGCCTATGTTGTGGAATGGAATATCATATAGTAATGGAGGTTTTACAAGTTCAGGTAATTTTGCATATGAAGATATGGTTACAAAAGATTCAACTATTATACAAGATGAATACTTATTTACACAAGGATTTCAGAATAATGGCATACTTTTAGCAAATCTTTTAAACATGGAATTTTTGTTTGACGATCCTACTGCTAAAGATTATTCTATTAATAGATATTTTGGTATGTATGTTAATGATATTGAAGAAGGTAAGTTTGATATATCCGGTGAGGCTTTTTACAAAGGAACAAATATTGAGAAATCACAACAGCCTACTATAACTTCTATAACAGAAGTTTCCCAATTTTTAAATACTCCATTTAAGTTAACAAATGAAAATGGTATATTACTTTATTTAGATCCTGATAAAACTGAAGTTATAACAGGCTTACCAACACCGGAGAGAGTTAATGAAGTAGAGTCTATATTTTATGTTAAAGATAAAGAAGATGATTTTCATACTATTAAAAAAGGATCAACTTGGGATAAAGATCAGATAAGATTATTTGATACTGAAGTAGACATATCTTTATTTACTGGATATAAGGAGCCTGATACTTTTGCTAATGCAAGTATTATTAGTCGTGCAGGTGTAGCGCAAATGTATATTAAGATATTAGACAATGTACAAGATGGTAGCTCTATTGCTTTTTATGATGGTAGCGAATTTACTGGTCAAATTTTTGCCAATAGTACATTAGCACCAACGCCTGGCAAATCCTTTGAACGATTCTTTAATCCAAACGGAACCATACAAGAAGTAGCTCAATCTATAGCATCTGCAATTAATAAAGGTATTAGTGAAAATGATAGATTTTTTGTTGCTACCTGTAATGATAGTACAGTTTATGTTAAATCAAGGTTTAGTGGATCTAGGTTTAATAGATTAAATTTTAAATTAGATAATCAATATCCTGAATTTTTTGATCAAACAGAAACATATCCTTTAACATCTGAAGTAAAATTGGATGGACACTTTGTTGGTGGAAATGATGTAAAAAATAGTTTATTAAAAGTTACATTAGGTGACCAAGATAGATTTACCAAAGGTGATTATGTACAAACTACTGGTAATTATGCGGTTATAGGTGACTGGGTTCCTTATACTGATGAACCTATTTATAATGGCTTACGAGAAATTATTGGATATACTGATATTGATAAGTACGCAATTATTACATGTAATGATAATCAAATAATGGTAACGCGATCTGGGCAAGTGGCCTTATACTCAGATTACAAACCTTCGTTTGGTAGATTTTCATTTTTTGAAGTTAAAGATTTTGATTTTGATTTTTATAGTACTTTATATAGCCAAGAAGGCGAATTAGATTTTGAATATAATGAATATAATCAAACAGTCGCAGGAGCAGTGCCACTTAAATATGAAGGTGTAAGTAGTAATCCTGAAATTAGAAGCTTTTATGATAATGGTGGTTTTTATAACCTTATCGGTTTAGTAGGTGATGCCGAAAAACAAAACCCTGATGAACAATATATTAAAAGTGAATATGTTAGATTAGAGGAAAACTTTTTAACTTCTCAAGCTGCTATTTCAAGAATTGCTCCATATATTAATAAATGGGCATGGGTTAATAATGGTAAAGATGTTAGAAACCATCCATATAGACTAAATGCAAACGAGGCATTTGGCTTAAATAATTTTGCACCATCTAAATGGGATAAGATCCAAGAAGCTAGTGGTTATACTCATGAATGGTATTACTTATCAGAATTTCCAAATTATTTTACAAAAGATGCTATTGAAAAATCCTGGAGTTATATAGATAAGGCGCCTAGAGATAACACACAAGCTAATTTCGCAACAGGGCAAGCATTTGTCCCAGGAACATTTCAAAATGTTATTAAAGATTATTTTAATGATTACTTTGTAGTTCAAAAGTTTACAACCAGAGGCATTACTGAAATAGATAGGCAGTTAAGGTATGGTAGATTAAATGGTGGTGATGAAAAGAATTTTTCAGAAACATTTTTAAGAGGGGTTAGAATTATAGCAAAAAATAAAGCAATAGGTACAGAGAAAGCTGATTTTAATGCAAGATCATTATCTTATGTCAGAGATGGTGAATTTAATGATTATAGATTTTCGGTAATGTTAGTTCCTAATTTAAACTCAGATGGTAGAACACCAGATCCTAACATACCAGAATTTCAAGTTAAATTTATAAAAAATGAAAAATGGAAAACTGTTGTTATGTTAATTTCTATGGCTTACATAGATAAATGTTTGCAACCAGATATTAATAGTACTTCTATTATAGATAGAACAACTTTATATTCTTTAAATAGTTCATATGTAACTCTTAGTGATTGTTCCCCTAGAATATTAAGTAATGGTAAATATGATTATGAGAAAACAAGTCTAAGAGGGGCAGTTTCATTTGCTACTTCTACACAAGATTCAAATGGTATCTTTACAATTAGGTTTCAGCCAGCCCTTGACGGTACATTACCTGAATTAGTTAATGATGTTAGAATATTAGAAGATGGTTCATACGGAAGTATTAAATGGAGGATTGGAATCGGTACACCGGCGCAGCAAAGTTTTGAAATTAAAGGAATCCAAGGTGTAATTGATAATAGCACACTTACGGCTACTACCGTTACTAAAACTGAAGGTGGTGTTACAACTAACGTTAGCCTTCCTATTGGATCTCCACCAAACAACGCGTTAAGATCGGCTCAATATGACATTAGCCAAGGTGGTTATCAACAATTTGATAATAGGTTAACTGCTGCTGCTTTCGGTAATATTTTTGATTCTGTTAATCAAGGTAATCCTAGCATTATATATGAAACAATTGCAGCCGATGGTAGCCAAATTAAAAATAAAGACGGAAGTTTAGCGCAAACCTTTGGTATTGAATTACGCGCACAGTCTGATATTTTAAAATCTATTTATGTTGGTGTATTACCAGATCCTGCAAAACCAACAGCCTTTAACTTGGCTGATGTAATAGGATATGATTTATCTTTGCAAAAGACACCAAGAATAACTCCTATAGCTAGGCATGCTGGTTATTATGAACCTTACGCATTACCTTTATTATCATTTAGAGACCCTTATCAAAATTTAGATTTTGAAGAAGTTACAGGTGGGACAGGTAGTGTACTTATTCCAGATGCAGCATATAAAATAAAAGTAATGGAGTTATGTAAATATAAGAATGCACAGTTTAATAGTTCCGATCCAGAATTTGGACAAATTCAAAATTTCTTTTATCATAAAGTAAATGAACAAGATCCATCTACTGTTTTAGAATTATCTAGAGAAAGCGCGTTTAATAGTTTATATCCTCTTATTAATGAAATAGGAATTGATTATAGAGATTTTTATATGTTTTCTTCTAACTGGGAACCTTCTTATTTTATAAAGAGTATTGATAAATCAGCAATAGAAAAAGTTATAGGTACAAGATCAATGTTTGAAAGAAAATCATTTTTTGGATCCAAATATCTTAAAGTTCCAGAAACGATTGTATTAGAAACATTTAAACCTGACCCTTTTATAAAAGCCGCTATTAGACAACCGAGTTTAATAAGTGGAACATTTATGTACCAGGATCAACCTGCAGTGTCAATCAGTAAAAGGTCTATTAAGTCAGAAGGCGTTTTAAATACTAGAGCTATTAAGAAAAAACAATCTGCACCAGTAGAAACATTTTATTTGTTTAATCAAAAAAGATTAATGGAATATTTGTTTACTCCAATAAAAGAGCAGTTTTTACTTTATATAAAAGATGAATTTGGTTATGGTGATTTAGAAACATTAGATGATGATGTAAATCAATACATAAAAGAAAATATTTTAAAGTTATATAAAATAGAAAAGGTTGATTTTTATACATTAGCAAGTAGAACTAAAGGTGGATCTACATATACTACAGCCGAATTAACTAATGAGGAAAAGATTAGTAAAGGGTTAACTATTAATAATAATGTAGCATCTAAAACCTTAAATACAAATCCATTTGATTTAAGGCTAATATATAATAAAAGAACAGGTTTCTCTGAATCATATGGGTTCAGTGTCACGATAGTTAAAAAATAATAAAAAAGAAATGCCAATCACTATACAAGAAATAATAGCATCAGATACTATTTCACAACTGGTCGATAAAACAAATTTTAATTTTGACCAATTGTTACTTAATGGTGGAGGGCCTGCAGGACCAGCCGGGCCAATAGGACCAGTAGGGCCTGCTGGTGGAAGAGGACCTAAAGGAACTACCTGGTATGAAGATACTTCTACAACCGCACCTGGGGTCACACCAATTGCAGTGCCACCTACTAGTACGCCATTAGAAGGTGATTATTATTTACAATTTAATGGAGTTGTTTGGGAATATACTGGATTAACATGGTCTCAGACTACTATTGATTTAGAAGGGCCAATGGGCCCACAAGGACCAGGTGGTGGTATGGGAGATTTATTTGGTGGACCTATATCAATAAACCAAGAAACTGCAATTTATAATGGTCCTATTGGTAGTGGGCAAGGTGCTACCACTACTAATGAAGGAATTCCTACTGTTATGATTGGTGGTGCTGTTACGACGACTACTGCTCTGACTGGTATTCCTTTAACAAATGCTTATATAATTCCTAATGAAATAGCAATTGGTGCACAGAGTAATAATGTTTCTTTACTCATTCATCAAAAAGATTCTGGTGGTAAGGCTATTGTTTTTCAAGGAGGAGGAGCAATTCCTGGTGAAAAATATTGGCAAGGGCAGCCTGGTGTAAATAGTGAAATGACTAATTTATCCAATATTAAAATTGGACAAGATGACCGTCTAATTTTAGATGTGCCTAAAGTAGCTACGACACCAACTACCTCAGATGATTTAATAGGAATTCAACTTAATACCCCTGCAAAGTCTCAAAGTTTTACTGCAGGTAAAGCAATAGGATTTCAAACAGGACAAAGAACTACACAGGATTTTTCCGGAGAGAATTCTGATTTTACAATTAATGTAGGTGTTGGTTCCGCTCCAGGTGGAAATAAGTTTAGTTTAACTACAGCAGGTACTGCAGGTTCAACTCTTATGGAATTAGGTGCAGGCTTTCCAGTTGTATTACAACAAACAGCACAAGTAGGTGTAGCACAAATAAGAGCAGGTTTAATTCAATTAACTTCTTCAACTAATCAAAATATACAATTATACTCAGGTGGTCAATTAAAATTAAATACAAGAACTGGTTCAAATCCAGCAGGTACAATATCATTAAACTCGGGAAGTGGTGGAATTTCATTAGATACAAACAGTACAGGAAATATTAATATTCAACAATCTAATTCTAGTACTTCAAACACTGGGGATATTGTTATTGAAAACCTTTCACAGGCCCCTAACACTGTAATAGGAGGTGATATTTATATACAAGGAAATAGTCAAATTATTTTAAAGAAAACTACTCAGACTGCATTAAATAATTGTAGTATAGTTATTGATTATGGAAGAGTTAATCCTACAACGAACCTTCCTCAACCTCATACAAGGTTTGTAGGACCACAAACAATAGCAGGGTTTATTGCATCATACCCTCCACAATCATTTCAGACTCTTATATATAAAGATCCTACTGGTTATGCTAGCGGTTCAACTAATATATTTGAATTAACTGGAAATAATGGTGTTACTGATTTAGCCCCAGGTGCAATGTTACAAGCATGGACTGGTGGAACTCAAACGGCTACCGGTTTAGATGCAGGTTTATTAGCTATAGCAATGGGAAGTGAAGGACCACAGAGTCCGGTAGCTCCGATAAATTTTATGTGGGATAATACATTAGGATTTTCTGTAAGAGACAGTGGTAATAATAATGAATACTTTACTGCAAGTAAAAATAAAATTGCATTTGCATCACCGTGGGTATTAAAAAGAGCAACTGGTAGAAACTCAT